GAATAATATGAATGCGTGTCAGACCTCACTACCTGAGAAATATGTAATGAAGTCAGACTATAAAGACGATATTAAAGAGATTAAATCAATGCTTGGTGATCTGTATGATTTAACTCGCAATAAACAATGATTGATTATCTAGTGCCGATAGCAGACTGTAGTTTGTTCTATCCGTACTTACAATGTTGCTAGGGGGAGAATATGAAAAAGTATATGACAAGAGATTCCAAAGGTAGATTTAGACACTCTTACTGGTGGGAAAAGTTAACCTATGTTATTAAGAAGTTGTTAAAGAGATGAGCATCTTAGTTGAACTACTACCTATGTTGTTTGGCTATGTTGCTAAGTTAGTAGCAATTAAGTCTAAAGCATCACAGGATAGCCTAAATTTAGCGATTATGGCTAATAAATCTAATAATGAGGTGATTGCTCAGGCTAGAGAACAATCTAACAAAGAATCGCCTTATGCTGCGTTCAACCGTAGAGTGATATTCTTTACGATATTAATGCTTGTGGTGTTCTATGTACTAGCACCTGTATTCTTAAATGTACAGACTGCTGTGCCGATTGTTCACGAGGGGTTTAGTTTTCTAGGTTTTCAACTAACTGCTGATGAGATTGAATATAAGATGGTATCAGGCTTAGTTAAATATGATGAAGTGTTTGCTTGGTGTGCGATGATATTAGAGTTTTATGTAGGTTCGCAGGTCGCTAAAGGATAATTATGAATAAGAAATGTATTTTAATATTTGGACTTGGTGCTTTAATATCGCTTACTGCATCAGCAATGTTTATGAATTGGATGAAGATGCCTATGGATATGGCTAATTCAATGATGAATGTAGGCTCACAACAACAGCCTATACAAAGAAGACAACCTGCACCATTGGTGTGTGATTGTCGTTGTAATGATAAAGGAGAATAAAATGTTAAGATATAAAGCACCTGAAGCACCAAAACCAACACCTAAGAAGAAAGCACCTGCTAAGAAAAAAGCATCTAAGTAGTTGATTTAACTAACAATTTAGTATTATAATACAACTAAACGGAGAATCCTATGACCTTTAGAGAACTTATTAATGAAGTCTTAATCAGGTTGAGAGAGGACACCATTGCTACCGATTGGTCGGGGAATATCAATGATAGTACAACGATAACAGATTATCAAAAGGTTATCGGCTCACTGATCAACGACTCAAAGAGAAACATTGAAAGCTACCACGATTGGTTAGTCCTGCGTGAAACTGTAGATGTAACTACTGTATCAGGTACTAGAAACTATAATCTATCCTCTGGTCAAGAGATTAAGGTAGTTGATGTTATTAATCAGACACAGGGTAATCATTTAGTACAGGTATCAAGACAGTATATCAATTCAACTAAGTACCCTTCCTCAAATTCTGGGGAACCTTTGTATTATGCTTTTAATGGTTCTGATTCATCTAACAATCTTAAAGTTGATTTAGAGCCTATACCTGATTCAGCACAGACAATCTCATTTGATATTGTTAAATATCAAGATGAGTTAAAGACAGCTACTACTGTATTAAAGATTCCAGAGAAGCCAGTTATCTTAGGTGCTTGGGCTAGAGCAATATCTGAACGTGGTGAAGATGGAGGCTCTCAAACAAGTGTAGTCGCACAAGAAACTTCAGAGTCTCTTAATCAAGCTATTATGTTGGATAGTGGTAATGTTCAGTATGAAAGTGAGTGGTACATAAACTGATGACAGCTCCTATACAACCTTTAGTATTAGACTCTATCGGGATATACGGTCTTAATAGACAGGCATCCCCATCATCTCTTGACCATCAATGGTTGACTGCTGCTACTAACATTATGCTTGATGATAGAGGTCGTATAACCTCTCGTAAGGGTATTAAACAGATAACTGATACTATCGGTACTTCGTCATCTAATTCTTATATTGTTAAGTCATTAGGTGAATATAGAAATGCTACAGGTAGTTCAACTATCTTTGCAGGTTCTAACGATAAGATATATAAACTTAATGTAGGTAATAGTCCTAATACTTTAGATGCTCAAACATTCACAGGAACACCTCAAACATTAACTGATGGTAACTGGGAGTTCTGTAACTTCAATAATAAGTTCTATGCGGTACAAGCAAGTCATAAACCTATTTACTATGATGGCACTAACTGGATGGATTTAGAAGATGCCTCTGGTTTCTTAGCACCCTCTGGTGTAACCACATTTAATCCTAGTAGTTGTGTAGGAGGCTTTGGTAGATTATGGGTTGCTGGTATTGCTGAGGCTAATGATGTTGTTTATTACTCTGATACTTTAATTGGTCATAAGTTCCAAACTGGTGCTGCTGGTAATGTAGATATGAAGACAGTATGGGGTGGAGACCAAGTTATTGCCCTTGCTAACTTTATGGGTAAGTTAGTTATCTTCGGTAAGAGGAATATAGCTATCTACAATAATCCTGAAGACCCTGATACTATGTCATTAGATGAAGTTGTAAGAGGTGTAGGTTGTGTTGCTAGAGACTCCGTACAGGCTCTTGGTGATGATGTTATATTCTTATCTAACTCTGGTGTTCGTTCTTTAAATAGAACTACTGAGAAGGACAAGATGCCTTTAACTGACCTATCTCTTAATGTTAAAGATGAGATAACTACTCATATTGTAAGTGCAGATATGGACCAAGTTAAAGGTCAGTATTGTTTATGTGGTGGTTATTATGCTTTGTCATTCCCTGATAGAAACATAACCTATGTGTTTGACTTTAAAGGTAAAGTAGGTGATACTCCTAGAGTAACTACTTGGAACTTTGAAACTAAGAAGACACCTAAATCATTCCTGTCAACAGCAGGTGGTGTTATGTATATAGGTGGTGGTCATTCAAATTACAAAGGTAGAGTATCAACTTATACTGATTATTATGATGTCGAGAAGAGTGATGTAACAGCAACTTATGGTACTTCAAGTGCTTGTACGACTGCTGGACATACTTGGGAGTCAACTAACTCTAAGTGTTGGGAGACTACAAACAATACTTATCAAGCAGACTTTAAGACTGTATGGTTAGACTTCGGAGACCCTTCAAGGGCTAAGTTATTAAAGAGGTTCTTAGCGGTAATATCAGGTGGTAAGAATATGGCTGTAACCATGAACTGGTACAGGGACTACAGTGTTACTGCTGATTCAGGTAGTTTTACTTTATCACCTACTACAAGTGGCTCAAGTTATTTATGGGGTAGTTCAACATCATTATATGGTGCTGCTAAGTTTGCCCCCTCCTTCCAACCTTCAGAATACAAGATGTCACTATCTAAGTCGGCTAAGGTATTAAGAATGGAAATGAAAGGTACTGTTAATGGATTTAAAGCTTCATTACAGAATATGGTTATATGGGCTAAACAAGGTAAGATTAGATAATATAGGAATATAAGATGAGTGATTATAATTTACAAGTAAGTTGGTCAGGTAAGGATGCGTTGAGTGATTCAGATGCCGACAAAGTAATATCAGGTGATGATTTTAATACTGAGTTCACAGCAGTACAAACAGCAGTAAATACTAAAGCAGATATTAATGGTTCAGCTACTGAGTCCTTTAGTGCTACTACAGCTACTGCTGGTACTAATACTACACAGGTAGCTACAACTGCTTTCGTTGAGAACGCAACTTCAGCAGCAAGCCTTGCAGATGCTATATATCCTGTAGGTGCTATATTTACTACGGTTACTGCCTATGCGGATTCAGCAGCAGTAGTCGCAGCAGTAGGTGGAACTACTTGGGTTGCTTTTGGTGCTGGTAAGATGCCTATTGGTGTTGACTCCAGTGATACTGACTTTGATACTGCTGAAGAAACTGGTGGTGCTAAGACTCATACATTAACAGCAGCAGAGATACCTGACCATAACCACGTTTATAAATATAATCACGGACAAGGTTCAGGTAGTGGTGTGAACTTTTCAGGTTCATCAACTGCTCTTGCTTATACATATACAGCAACAACAGATGAAAATGTATCATCAAGTACAAACCACAGTTTAGATACAACAGGTATCAACGCAGGTACTTATCCAGGTGGCACAGCACACAGTATTATGAACCCATATATTGCAGTATATATGTGGAAGAGAACAGCTTAATGAAAGACTTAGGTAAACAATTACCTGTGTTTAAAGAAAACCTAGACTATTGGTTGATAGGTAACTCGAATATAAGTAAAGATGGGGCGATCTAAATGACAACAGCATTAAACAATCTGTTAGCAAATATGAAGCAACAAGGAATGCTTACATCTGTTGGTGAGATTCCACAATATGTCCCTTATTGGTTAAAAGGAACAGAGTACGGTGTTCCAGCCACTATACCTATTCAATTAGGTGCTGATATATACAATAGAGGTGGTGGAAGTGATGATTCCCCTATTGTTACAGGAGAGCCTAGGTCTGCCAAGCAAAGTTTTAGAGATTGGTGGAACTTAGATGACGATATAACAGGCACTAGAGGTTTAGTTTCGGCAGCTGGTTTTATACCTGGAGCTGGTATGTTTGCTGGTTTAGGTAAGGCTTGGGGAGATTATTCGTATGGAGTAAATCCACTTTCTAATTTATCTTCAATGACTTTAGCTGGAGCAACTATACCTTATGCTAAGTCAATGGAAGAAGCTCTACTATTAAGTAAAGCAGGTGCTTTTACTGGAAATATCTTAGGTGATAAGATTGTTGGTAGTAAATTATTTGATACTTATATTCCTGAATACACTGAAGGGATTAAAGATTCACCTTGGCATGAAGAAGCCGAGAGTATGGGTTTAAAACAAGGAACAAGAGAATACGATCATTTTATTAATGCTGTAACTGGAGGTTTAGCAAGAAATGAAAAAGTTGATCCTGAAATAATGGAGGCTTACGACTCTCGTAAAGAACAAAGATGGAGAGGTATGGATGACCCAGATGCTGCTATGTATGATGAGGTATTTGAACAAAATATGTCAGTACCTAGTGTCGAGCCTTATAGTATTAATGACTTTAAAGGTATGTTTTCAGGTATTTCAGAAACTGTGGATCAAGCTATATCAGGTGTATCTGATTGGTGGGATAATCTTTCATTTGAAAGTAAATCAACTCCACAAGCCGATCTTACTGTAGGCGACTATGGCAAACAAGGTGATGATACTTGGAGATCAGGCGGTGTAACTTACCATGGTAGTAGTTACGACTGGAACGCTGATAATACTGG